TAAGCCGTCACTATTTGTGCATCAGCTGTAATAGATGCGCCTTTAACATTAGCAAGAGTTAATCCGATTATAACAGTTGTAGTAGAACTAGGTACTGTATACACGGTTACTAATGAAGCATCTACGTTAGCTTTTGTTTTTAATTTAAATGTATTTGCCATTTCTATTTCCTATATTATCCAAGAGCAATTGCCATTGCAACTGCATCTGGTACTGCTGCAATCTGTGCGTCAACATATGCTTTATTAGAAGCATGGTTTGTTGCTGTAGGATTACCGCTTAATGTTAATGCGCCTGTCATAGTACCACCAGCTAGTGGAACCTTAGTAGCAATGTTATTTGTAGTAGTAGTTGAAAAGTTAGCATCATCGCCTAATGCTTCAGCTAATTCGTTTAGAGTATTTAATGTACCCGGTGCTGAATCTACTAATGCAGCAGTTGCAGCTTGTACAAAAGCAGTTGTAGCAATACGAGTTGTATCATTACCTGCGGATTGTGTAGTCGTTGTAGGGTTACCTGCTAACGCTATATCTGAACTAGCTTCAACAGCTGTTTTAATTTCAGCATTAGTTTGATCGGCTGTAGCGTTTGCTTCAATATTGTCTAACTTGCTATGGTCTGCGTTAGTAAAATTGTTTTGTGATAATTGACCGTCTTGTACTGAATAACTTTGTATAGTTGCCCAAGCAGAACCAGTATAATAATTTAAAGTATCTGTTGACGAATTAAAATAAAGCGCTCCATCTATTAAAGCATCACCATCATTATCGACAGACGGTGCTGACGATTTAGCTCCTAAATATCTATCATCAAAAGAATCATAACTTGCAGCTGCATTTGTAGCACTTGTTGATGCTGCACTTGCACTTGATGCTGCAGCAGTTGCGCTATTACTAGCATTAGTTGCTTGTGTTGAAGCTGTTGATGCAGAAGTACTTGCATTAGTTGCTTGGGTAGTTGCAGTAGATGCACTACCTGATGCCGATGTAGCACTTGAGGCTGCAGCCGTAGCTGAACTAGAAGCATTTGTTTCTGCTGTTTCTGCGTTAGTCTCCGCTGTCTCTGCATTTGTCTCAGCTGTCTCTGCAGCAGTTTTAGCACTTGTTGCGCTTGTTGCACTACTAGCTGCAGCGCTTGCACTAGATGCAGCAGCGGTTGCAGAAGTAGCAGCATTTGTTGCTTGAGTTGTTGCAGTAGTAGCTTGAGTTGTTGCGGTTGCAGCTTTGGTTGTTGCTGTTGTAGCTTGAGTAGTAGCTGTAGTTGCACTTGAGGCTGCAGCTGTAGCTGAACTAGCAGCAGCTGTTGCAGAGGAAGCAGCATTTGTTTCAGCAGTCTCTGCATTTGTTTCAGCTGTCTCTGCATTTGTCTCAGCTGTCTCTGCGTTTGTTTCAGCAGTCTCAGCTGCAGATTGGGCTGCAAGAGCAGCCACTTTTGCAGCAGTAGATAGAGTAGCTTGGTCTGTAGAAGTTGTTGCGCTGGTTGCAGAACTAGTGGCACTATTAGCAGCAGCCGTTGCAGAAGCAGCAGCATTGTTTTCAGCAAGTTGGGCTTGTGCAACAGAATTGTCAATTGTTACTTCAGCCCCAGCGTCTCCAGAATAAAATGAATTTCTTGCCATAATGTCTCCTAAATTGAGGAAGAACTAAAATTGCTAGTAAAAATACCACCTTTTAAATCTGCTCTTCTTTCTTTATCATTTAATGCCATTACTTTTCTTGACGTTAAATCATTAAATTTTTGTTCCATCTCTACATCACCAATAAATGTAGATCCTACTGTACAAGCGGCATACAATATAGTCTCATACTCTGTACCTAAAATCCAAGGCACTGTTTCTACATAAGCTGTTCCAGTACCTGACCCCACACCTGTAGCTTTAAATATAACACCAACAGTATTACCAGAAGCACCTATTGCTGTAAAGTCTGTATTTCCTACAGTAGCAATTTTATAGTATTTTCCAACAGTAAACCCGGCAGACCCTGCAGTGGTAGTTGTCGAGTAAGTTCCTATTGGGTCTTCAGCTTTGTAATATTTAATCGTGTACTCACCAGATGCTTTTTGCTCACCTTCGTTATCTGTTAACAAAAAACTAGTTAGTTCTCTAGTATAAGCGTTTCTTACTTTGTTATTAGAAAACACCCTAGAGTCAATTCTTTTTAAAACTATATCATCGTCTTTGTCACTATCTGTCCAAGTACCTGACGCAGCTGTACACAAAGCCCTAGTTGTATTAGTAGTTGGACTAACACTACAAGTTCCGCCTTTTAAATGTTTTAATTCTATTATTTCAATAAAACCAGCAGGTATAGTTATACTGGAGTTAGAAACTGCTACAGAATAAGCCTCAGTTGTTTCTAAAGTTGGAACCCTAAGCTCTTCATATAACCTAGCTTCTGCTATTTCAATAAATTGATCTAGCTCACTGTCAGTCAAGTCCGACCTATTAAGCCAACTGGCAATACCACTTCTTAAGCTAACTTGGTCTTGTATTGATGCCATATTATCTCCTTACACTGTTAATCATACTACTTGTTAATAAATTAGGGTAGTATTGTTTTATTATATCTGCTATTTTAGTTAAGACATGCTGATCATTATCATTATTATGTATGTCATATCCAAACCTATTAAGTATATCTATAGCTACTATATCTGGAACTATTGCTAAACTACGATAGTTGCTTTTTCTGTTATCGAAAGTACTACTCATAGATCTAGACTCTTGAGCATACCTTAGATAATCACTTACATCTTGTTCAGCTTTAAATTTACCAGTTTGATTATAGTTATATTTAATAGATTCCATATTACCTCCATTGAATAAAAAAAAGGGGATCCATAAGGACCCCCTTAATGGTATTTAATTACTTATAATTAAGCAACTAATACGCCTAGTCCTGAAATCATTGCAGAACCATGTGGGTTGCGGCACTCAAGAGTAGTCTCTTCTACAATCATACCTACAGTAGAGTCACCTTTCTGACCTACATCAGCTGTTTGTAGCGCACGCAAGTTAGCCATTGACCACCAGCTTGGGTCATAGACTAAAACGTCAGTAGCACCACCAACTCCATCAGAAATGTCTAAGCCATTGGCTAGACCCTGAATGTAGTTAGGGACTACCTTAACAACACCGAAATCTGACTCATAAAGCTCAACAGATTGTCTGATTGATCCTTTTTCGTCAAGGTTACGTCTTGTGTTTCCAGCACCTTGTGCCAGTGTTGAGAATGAACGCTTATTGCTTGGAGACATCATCATTACTGTTGCCTTTCCACCTTCTTCGTAAACTCTCTGCATTACCTCATCAACGTCAGTTAACGCTAATGTGTGTGTTCCTGCTGTACCTGCTGTGTGTGCTGTTTTACCATCACCTCCAGCTGCACTTTGGAACGCTGGTGTGCCTGCAGAGGCATCCCAGTTGTTGTCTTTAGGAATCCAAGATTGGTATCCACCCATCTTACGACCAGTATTATCTCCAACTGTATCAGCTGTTCCTGTTCCAGTAGTGATTTGTCTAGTACCTACTAGTGCATGCTCTAAGTCACGCTTAAGTTCAGTACCTTTCTTCTTCATTTGATAAGCAAATTCAGAATTACGACCTGCCTTAGAAACTGAATCCAAAGTCTTTGAGATTTTAATCTCTTTGATAAGAATTTGAGAGTAGTTACCAAGTCTAGTTGTAGACGTTGGTGTATCAGCCGCTGAGAAGTCTAGACCTTCAGCTTTTGCGTTAGCGACAGGTGCTGCTAGGGAGTCAGTCTGCCATTCGTGATACACAGAAGTTGCCTTCTTGGTTCCAATTGATGATAAGAACGGTGTTTCGTCCCTTGTAATCATCGAGATAAAAGATGCGAGGTCTTCCTTTTTACCCTTCGTATCCTCTGTTTTAAAAATTGCCATTTACAATTTCTCCATAAAAATATTAAATTTAAAAGAAAAAGTTTTTAGTTCAAAATTTGATCTACCATGCTTCCAAGAAATTCATCTTGTTGGTTTTCGGTAGCCCCACCTTGTAACACCTTCTTACGAAGGTTGTCAGCTTTTTCTTTAACCTTTGCATTTTTGTCAACAGATTTTTTAGCCTTAACACTTTTAACGGGAGCCTTCTTCCGTTTAGTAACGGCAGATTTTTGACCATCTTTTAAAGTTTTGTAATCGTACATAAGTGCAATTACGGATGGATCAACTACGTCAGCAAAGTCTGGAAGAC